AAAAACTTCGGGGGAGGAGTCATGTCTAAGGATAATTTTTGGGTCATTAAGATCCCTCAATGGGATAAGCACAACGCCAAACAAAACAGACAAAAGTACTACCTAATGGACTGCCGAATGCACAAAGATCCGCAGTTTTTATCGCTATCGCCCGGGGCTCGACTCGCCTTCTTGTGGCTACTCGGGGAGGTAGCGACCAGCACACGGCGAGAGGCTTGGTGTAGGCCGGTCGACCTACACCCGATCACCGGTCGTAAGCCGCCCGCTATACGGTCGTTGCTCGACGAGCTATGTAGTATTGAATGGATTCAAATACTTAGCGGACCAAATTTATCACAAGCAAAGGTAAGTAAAGATAAGATAAGTAAAGATAAGGGGCGCACGCTGAAAAAGCCGAGGGACCCTGACCCTAAAACAGCGCCGCCGGAGGCGCCGCCCCCTGAGCAGAAAAGCTTGGTTCTTGTGGATGAGCCAAAGCCGGAGCCCGAGAAGCTGCCGACGGTGAGCGGGTACTACATCGACTGCTGGAAGCAGCGAGTCGGTGGAGGAACAAAATCTCCGGACCTTGGCCCGAAGCAGCATGGTCAGCTCGCCAGGTTGAGCAAGGACCACGGGCACCGGCGCACGCTAGAGCTCATACGCTCCTACTTCCGGATGACCGACCCGTTCTACCTGAAGCGCGGCTATGACGTCGGCACTCTCGTGGTGAGCATCGCGGCCATCAACCAGTTTGAGGCGTCGGGCAAGATCGTCACGAAGAAGGTCGTCGAGGCGTTCGAGGAAAAAGTTGACCAGGAGCAGGGGACCGACAAGAAGCCTCGGAAGTCTCTCGAGGAGCTGGTAAGGGAGCGTGAGGAGATGTACGCGAATTCCGGCGAGCGGCCGAAACTGGAGGGTAGATGAACGTCACGCAGAAAGACCTAGAGTTCCAGATCGACCGCCTGGCCGACACGTTCGGCGACAAGGCCTTCACGAACGAAAGGAGGGCCATGCTCTGGAACATTTTCAAGAACACGCCCTACGTCACGGTGATCGCGATCATCGACCACTTCATCCGCTCGTCCAGGTACGCTCCGATGCCTGCCGACATCGCCGAGCTGGTGGCCAGGTCCGGCGCCTCGGGCAAATCAAAGGCTCTGGGCGAGATCCGACTGCGGAGCGAGGCCAAGTGCCACGATTGCGCGGACTCGGGCTTCATACGCCTCTCTCGGCTTCCTGCACATGAGCCATGGGCCAAGTACCTGGACGGCTCTGCTCCGTGCCATTGCCATCGTGGTAGGCAGCTCATCGAGGCGGGCCGGAGGCTCAAGGAGCCCCACGACTTCGGTCCGCAGTACAGCGACCACTGGTCCCGTAGCTACCGGATACTGAACCCGTGGGACGGGTTTGACCTGTGAAGCGAACTATCGACAACGCCATCAAAATCCATTGAGGAGGAAACGTGAACGAAGTGATGAAAAGCTTTAACGGCTATGAGGTGCGCATGCACATCGACGACAAGGGCCAGCCCTGGTGGGAGGCCTCTGACGTTTGCAAGATACTCGACTTGGACAACGTGTCGCAGGCGATGTCGAGACTTGAGAAGGAAGAATGGGGCTACGTCAGCTCAAGTGATGACGTCGGGCGTCGCGCAGAAAAGATCTGCGTGAACGAGCCTGGCCTGTACGCACTCATTTTTGGGTCGAGGAAGCCGGAGGCGAAGGATTTCAAAAAGTGGGTTACTGGTGAAGTCCTGCCCACGATCCGTCAGACGGGCTCATACTCGACCGCCCCATTGTCACTCTCACAGCAGCTGCTCATGTCGGCTCAGGCGATGGTCGAGATCGAGCGCAGACAGTCGGAGTCAGATGCCAAAATAGCCGCAGTCCAAACCGACGTGAGGGCTTTAGAGTCTAGGACCGATGCGAAGATCGAGGCGTTCGAGAAGAAGCTCATCGTCGAGCAGGTAAACCAGTTTCCGCCAGACTGTGAGACCCTGGAGCACATCACGGAGCGGTGCTTTGCGGGCATTACGGCGGCCCACGTCTCCACATGGCTGCACCACCTCGCCCATCCCGTCAGGAACTACCAGTACACCGACCAGGCCGGACAGATGTTCTCCAAAGAGGTCTGGCTCAAAGCGGGCCTTGAGCAAGCCGCGGACCGCCTGAGGATGGAGGCCCAGATCACGAAGCGGACGCCGAAGAACTTGATCTGCTTCCATCCGAGGCTCGGGCGATTCTTCGTGAAGACCGTCTCCCACAAGAAGAACCTCCTCGACAGTTTGGAGTCCTAGCATCGACGCTATGCGCCGTGAAGCAGATTTCTGTTTACATCGGCCAGGAACCGTCGCAATTAGTTCCACGTAGCGCTTCGGAAGAGCAATCGACACAGAAAATATTTACACCCGCACTCCCCAAGGGACGCGGGTCCTCGGACCCAGGCACTCTTCTTCCGAAGCGCAGCCTGGTCTCCGGGGGACTTTTAAGCTGTGGGGAAATTCCTCGGTCAATTCGTGAAAACGATGCCACACGAGGTTAGTAGTCCACTGGAGACACGCTCTTTTGTCGCTTATGTGACGCGAATGCAAATTCGCAAGAACGGCCTCAGTCGCGCGGGGCAACTGACTTTTGTTTACAGCCGGAGCGGGCGGTTGATGTGTGAGCGGTGTCCGCGTGGGGCAGCCTTGCCACGCCCCTTAGCCGCTCCGGCACTTTTTTGAAGAGGAGTACTTATGCGAGAAGACAATGAGTGAAGCCGCGGGCAAGTCCCTGGTCGCGATGATGTCCGACGTCATGGCCATGGAGAACGCGCTGATCGAGTCGGGCGGCGAGCTGACCCCGGAGATGGAGCAGGAGTGGGCGCTTACGCAGGACAACTTCCAGGACAAGGTCGACCGGTACTACTACGTCATCGAGGGCCTCGTGTCCCGGGCCGAGTACTTCCGGTCGATCGAGCGGCAGGCGCAGGCCGCCCGGCGGGTGTTCGAAAGCCAGGAGGAGCGGCTGAAGAACAACCTGAAGTACGCGATGGTGGAGATGACCGTCGCGGAGCTGAGGGGACATGACTACCGCTACCGCCTCGTGCAGACCAAGCCGAAGCTGGTCATAGACCAGGACCTCCTGCCGGCCGCGTACTTCAAGGAGGAGGTCACTCGGGTGCCGGACAGGGCGCTGATCGAGCAGGACCTGGAGCTCGGCGTCCGGATACCCGGCGTCGAGCTGGTGGAGTCCGCGCACGTCAGGCCGTACGTCAACGCGGGAACGAAGGCTAAACAAGTCAAGGAGAATTCAATTGGGTGAGATCGCGGTCATGATGCTGGACGGTATTTTGTGCGAGGGCTGCGGGGCGATAATGGAGGATATTATGGATGACCTGATGGACGAGGAAAAGGGCATTCTCGACGGGCCGGGACACTCCATGAAGTGCGCGGGCTGCGCGGATGAGGAGGAGCAATGACAGACCGAGAGCTAAGGGATTCGGACGTCGATGACCTTGTCAAGGGGATGATCGACGACATCCGCTCTGCGGTTTACAGGATGACCTGCGAGTTCTCGGATGAGACCAGGCTGAAGGAGCTGCCGCTCGCCCTGGCCAGCGCACAGAAGGCGATCAAACCCCCGGTCAAGAACAAGAAGGTGGACTTCCAGCCGCAGGGCAAGCCGCGCGTGAAGTACAACTACGCCGACCTCGCCGACGTGATAGAGGCGATCCGCGAACCGCTCGCGGCCAACGGCCTGTCGTACTCCCATACCATGGGCTTTCAGTCGGACCAGTACGGAATGAGGACGGTCCTCATTCACTCCTCGGGCGAGCGATTGTCGACGTGGTATCCGCTGCCGCACCCTAAGGACATGCGCCCTCAGGAGTTCGGATCGGCCCTTACGTACGCGCGCAGGTACAGCATATCGTGCCTGGTGGGCATCGCGAGCGAGGACGACGACGACGGCCAGGCGGTCGCGCACGCCGACAAGCCGAAGCCCGCAGCGGCCGTCCAGCCCAAGCCGCAGCCGAAGGCGATTCCCACCAGCCCCTCATCCGTTAAGCCGCCCGTGAGGAACGAGGCGCCGGCCTCCGAGGCGCAGGTCAAGAAGCTGTTCGCGATGGGCAAGGAGCGGATGATCAGCCAGGACGTCCTGCGTGGAACGCTCAAGGGCCTCTACGGGATCGAGTCGACGAAGGACCTGAAGCGCTGGCACATGGACGAGCTCTACGAGACGCTCGCCGACCCCGACTGCGGTGACGCCAAGCTGATGGCCATGGTCGCGGCCAAGCAGAAGGAGGCTGGGCAGTGACGCTGAGGGTAAAGTGCATCAAGTGCGGGGCGGAGTGCCCGGAGACGAGCACAGGGCTCTGCGCGCCCTGCCGTAAGGTGAAGTGCGCGAGGCCCGGCTGCGAGCGGCTGGTGCTGAGGAGGTCTGACCGGACATTCTGCGCCGAGCACACCTACGGGAAGAGGGTCAGGCCCGACGAGCGCCGCTTTCTGGTGGAGGGCGTCTAGCGTGAAGACCGGGAGGGAGACGCGCAAGAGGGCCATCGCGAACTGCCAGCGCTGCGGAGACGGCATGCCCAGCCTGAACAAGACGGGGCTCTGCTTCAGGTGCCGGACCGTCAAGTGCGCGCACGAGGGGTGCGAGGAGCGGCTCGTGATCCGCGGCATGGCCAAGGGCTTCTGCAAAAGCCACGTCCAGAGGAACAAACCTAAACAGTATAGGGGAATAGACATATGAGCACATACCCGCACATAGAGAGCATTGGGCTGGAAATAGTTGAGATTAAGTTCGCAGCTTTTGGAGGCCTCCTCACTACCTGTTATGTCCGCGCCGACGAGCTTGAAGCCCTGTTGGCAAAGGCCAATGCTCCTGTGGCACTTAGCTACGACGAGTGGTGCGCGCGCGGGGGCGTTGACAGCGAGCGCGGATACTACTCCGGCTACGGAGCTTACCTTTCAAAGTGGCGCGATGACCACGGAATACCTACGGACGTGAACTATGAGAAGTATAAATAAATGGGCATGAATCAAATCGAGCTAAAAGACATTATAAAGAAGCACGGCAAGTGGCTAAAAAATGAGTATGGCTGCGCAAGGGCGGATCTGAGCTCTGCGAACCTGCGCTTTGCGAACCTGCAGTCTGCTGACCTGCACTCTGCGAACCTGCGCTCTATCAAGTTGGACTTTTACGAAGTCCTTTTGACGGCCATTCCCGAGGTGGCGGGACTTTACGATTCTCTCATGCGCGGCAAGGTCGATGGCTCGAAATATACTGGCGAATGCGCATGTTTGGTTGGAACAATCGCGAACGTTCGCAAGGTTGACGTCGATACGCTTAAGAAAAATTCGAATCGACCTGCAGAAGTTTGGTTCCTCGGCATTCGCAAAGGCGATGTGCCGCAATCGAATTAGGTGTCTGATATCACTCGCGAATGTATTGAGGAGTTTGCGGCCGAGCACAAGATTGAGCTTGCGAAGTACAGGCTTGTGTCGCGCCTCGAGTTCCTGAAGCGTTTAAGGATTAGTTTTGGGCGGCGGCGTGGGAAGCTGTGGAGTAAGCATCGTTAGGCACATGCTCCGCTGGAGACACGCTCTGACCGGGGAATGACACTGACTTGGGTAAGGGCCTAGGCAACCTCTCGAAGTCTGCACCGAGTGCGCGGGCACTAAAGTCAAGGCCACGTAGCGAGTGTCCAGCGCTTTTTAACATCGCGGTTTAGCCGCAGGAGGCTTATGAAAGCATTTTTTGGCAAGCAAGAAGTCAAAGACAAGTACGTGAATAGAGTCAAGGGCTATCGCGAAATGGATAACCTTATTCAAGGCACTGGGTGGGAAGAAGGGAAGGGCTGCGCGGTCGGATGCACTTTAGAAAATTACGATCATGCTCAATACGAAATTGAGTTAGGCATCCCCGAGTGGCTCGCAAGACTTGAGGATACTATATTTGAGGGATTGCCTAAAGCCGAAGCGATGCTTTGGCCAGAGAAATTCCTCTCTGCGATTAACGTGGGCGCTGATTTGGAAAAGGTTAAAGTGCCATTCCTTATTCACATTTTAGAGAAAAATATCCTAACGTTAGATGCTCTGCCAGATATGAGCGCGTATCCAGACGTAGCGAATGCTATTGCCCTTTCACGCGCGGCGAATGTCGAAATGATTAGGTGTCGCCGTGAAGGGCTGCATTTGTCAGCGGCGGAGTCAGCGGCGAGATCAGCGGCGGAGTCAGCGGCGAGATCAGCGGCGTGGTCAGCGAGGTCAGCGGCGGAGTCAGCGGCGTGGTCAGCGAGGTCAGCGGCGGAGTCAGCGGCGTGGTCAGCGTGGTCAGCGGCGTGGTCAGCGGCGGAGTCAGCGTGGTCAGCGGCGGAGTCAGCGGCGAGATCAGCGGCCTACCTTTACTTCGCGAACAAATTGATTGAGATTTTAGAGGACACGAAATGACCTACAAACAAAAGATCGAAGGGCTACTGAGGCCCATGCGTAAGCGAGTAGAGAAGGCGACTCCTGGGCCATATGAAGCCCGCACTTGGGAGTTTAGCAATACCGCTTTAAGTGAAGTTTGGACTGAGTTTGGTTGGTATCAAAGGCTGCCGCGCGACTATAGCGAACCCACGATCGAGCTATTCGCCCATTCCCGCACCGACATCGAGACGCTTCTCGCCCTCGTGGAGAGGCAGTCCGAAATTATTCATCAGGCAAAGACTTACTTTGAGCACGGATCTCAGGGCGCAGCGGATGATTTTGAAATTGCGCTCTTCGCCCTAGAGCAGGGACTCGGCGAAGGAGAGAAGTGAAATCACCCCGTCACGCAGAACGCTGCAAAGAACTTATTGCGCGCGACGGGCTTTTTCATTTTGGCCTATTCATAATGGCAAAAACCAGTACTTGGTGTTTTATGGTTCGCGTTTGGAAGTTCCAAATTACCTTTACTAACCTTTGGCCGGCGAGGCGCATGTGATTCTCCTCACCTACCCTACAGCCCTTTTTATCTCGGCCTTCGCGTTGGTCGGAGCCTACACCGCAATTTCACTATTAATTGGAGTTGCGAAACGGCTCACTTCAAAAATTGAAAAGCTTGGGCGCTTGAAGTGAGCGAGTGGATTCGGGGCTTTCTTTGGGGCGTCACTGCGTTGTTCGTGATCAGAAGGCTTCTCCTGGTCATCACGGGCGGCGACGAAAAGCGAAGGCGCATCGACATCACATGGGCCTACTACACGGGCGCCAAGACAACGATTGACCTGTTCTATCAAGGACATAAAGTTGAAGAGCTGACTCAAAAGCTTGATCAAACGATCGAGCACATCCTCAAAAAGGAGTTCGAAAGGTGAACCGCGAAGCCAGACGCAGGCAGTTCAAGATGCACAAGCGCACGAGACTCACGACCCTAGAGGAGGCGAAGGCGTTCTTGGCCAAGCAAAAGGTCTCCCATTACATGACGGATGAGGGCGAACAGATGCCCGTAAACCTCGCCGATGAGCCGCAGATCAACCGCATCCTCAGGCACTTCTACGGGCTCAAGATTGAAGGATAGGGCACTCAGGCACAGCTATCGCGCGATGCGCTGCGCGGCCTGCAACCGCTTAGGATGTGATCCCGCCCACATCATAACGTATGCGGCCTCTCGAAAGGACAGCCCGGAGAACATCATGCCGCTCTGCCGGGCGCATCACACTATGCAGCACACGATCGGCTGGCTCAGGTTCACCGAGCGCTTTCCGCAAGTGGGACAAGCCTTGTTCGTGCGCGGTTGGCATTTGACCGACAAAGGCAAGTTCATCAGAATCTCAGAATGACAGTAAGCCTGTATAAGATGCCGATGCCGCCCAGCGTAAACTCGCTTTACTGCAATGTGCCCAAGGTCGGCAGATGCAAGACACAAAAGTACAAGGCGTATGAGCTCGAGTGCTTCCGCTGGAAGATGCTCAACATGAGCCAGGTCCTTAGGGCCGACGCCATAGCCCTTAAGGTCGGCAGGTCAGGCCCCTCCATGTGGTGCTTGAGCCTCAGGCACTACTTCTTCTTCCCCAGGAAGCAGCTCTACACGCTCAAGGGCGACCTCAAGGCCAACGACACCTCAAACCGCATCAAGGCCCACGAGGACATCCTCTCCAAGCTCCTCCGCGTGGACGACCGCTACTTCTGGTCCCAGAGCACCTCAAAGGCCGTCACCACGCAGGAGCACGGGTACGTCGACGTCACCCTGGAGCTCATCGAGATCTAATCAGGCCTTGCAAACTGCCTTAAAGGCCCCATATCGTGGGCATATGCCGAGAATTAAGAAGCGCGTTTTAGACGAGAAGGAACTCAAGCAACTCGAGGGAATGGCCGCGATACGGTTGCCCCTGGACCAGATCGCGACGCTATTGGGGTTCGGAAGCGAGAGAGCGCTGAGCCTCTATTTGGCGCGGGACACTGCTGCGCGGCTCCGAATGAATGAGGGTCGCGGAAAGGCCGCGGCCAACTTCAGGCAAACGGCCTACGCCCTTGCCATGAAATCAGGCCCCCAGCAGATGCGCGCCGTCGAGTTCTGGGGGCGCACCCAGGAGGGCTTCAAGACCACCGACGCCATCGAGCTGTCGGGGCCGAGCGGCGGCGCCATCGAGACCAAGGACATGAGCAAGGAAGAGGTCCAGGAGGCGGCGATGGCGATGGCCCGTAAGCTGTGCCTCGTCGAAGATGAATAGTCCCTTGTGACACACTGGTCATACTAAAGTAGTATGAGGAATTGATGGCCTCGGATCACGAAAGGTTCATAGCATTGGGGACCAAAGCCCTGGTCGAGAAGGCCAGGGCCGGTGGCATCAAGGCGTTCGTGAGCTTGACGTTCCCCGAGTACGAGTGGAGCTGGCACCACGTGCTCACCTGCCACTACCTGAACAAGTTCATCAAGGGCGAGATCAAGCGGCTCATGATCTTCGAGCCTCCGCGCCACGGCAAGAGCGAGCTGACCTCCCGCAGGCTGCCTGCCCTGATCCACGGGCTCTACCCGCATGACGAGATCCTGGCCGTAAGCTACAACTCCGAGCTGGCCTCGGACATGACGGTAGACGTGCAGCGCATAATGGACACTGAAGTTTTCCGCCACATATTCCCGCACGCCCAGATAACGCCTGAGGGCAAGGCCAGCAAGTACAAGCGCACTCGGAACGAGCACGAGCTGCACCCTTGGAAGGTCGACGGCAAGGTTTTTCCGATGCTGGGCAGTTACAGGTCTGCGGGCGTGGGCGGCTCCTTCACGGGTCGCGGCGGGAATTGGGTGCTCATCGACGACCCGGTAAAGAACGCGGCGGACGCCGACTCGCCGAGCTTCCGCGACGGCATGGAGAAGTTCTACACCTCAACCATACGCACCAGGCTCGAAAAGGACGCGCGCATCCTAATTACCATGACGAGGTGGCGAAACGACGATTTGGCAGGACGCTTGCTCAAGCTCGCCGAGTCGAACCCGGACGCCGACCAGTGGACCGTGGTCTCCCTTCCGGCGATCAAGGAGGACAGATCCAACCCTTACGATCCGAGGGAGATCGGGGATCCGCTCTGGCCCGGCAAGTTCGACAGGGCAGCCATGCTGGCCACTCAGGCCTCTGTCGGGTCCCGCGACTGGGCTTCGCTCTACCAGCAGCGGCCGAACGTCGAGGGCGGGAACATCATCCAGTCCTCGTGGATCCGCTACTACAAGGTCCTGCCGCCCCGATTCGACCAGGTCATCCAGAGCTGGGACTTCGCGGTCAAGGACAAGACCAGCTCAGACTACACCGTGGGCCAGGTCTGGGGCCGCATCGGCACGGACAAGTACCTGCTCGATGAAGTCAGAGGCAGGTGGTCGTTTCCGATGGCCTGCGAAGAGGTCATCAAGCTCTCGCAGAAGTGGAAGGACGCGCACAAAAAGCTCATCGAGGCGAAGGCCAATGGTCCTGCTGTAGTCCAAACATTGCGGCAGCGCATCACGGGTCTAGTAGAGGTCGAGCCGCGTGGCGACAAAGTTTCGCGCGCGTATGCGGTCGCGCCTGAGTACGAGTCCGGCCATGTGTACTATCCCTTAGAGGAGATCGCCCCGTGGATGCCCCAACACAGGGACGAGGTCTGCAATTTCCCGCGGGACAAGAACGACGACCGTGTCGACGCTGAGACACAAGCCCTTGATCATCTGCGCAAGCCCGTGACGTTCCGCGCTCCGATCGGCGGGCACGGTAGCGGCCAGGTCTTCACGTAGCAGTTGATCGCGGCACGGCAATCCTTTCTAATAGGGCTTTGGGGGTGAGTGGCATGTCTGACGGATTCGCAGGCTCGGGAACGCGCCAGCTCGGCAGTCTTGAAAGAGAAGTCGAGTCCAGATTGCAACAGCTCGAACTCGTTGGTGTAGTAAATGGTAAGCACGGTTCTGCCGAGATTCACAAGGACAAGCGGGCCGGCAAGTACCACGTACACGTAGGGGCACGCCATGTCGGTGAAGCGAGCGATTTTAAATCTGCGAGGGACAAGGCCCAGAGCGTCGTTGGCGAGCGCAGAATGGCATCGGCCTTCGCCGAGGACTTTACTTCCAGTCGGTCAGATGAACTCGCCCCTGGACAGGACGCCACGAAGAATGACAACGGTTATCAAGGTCCACATAACGACTCACGAACAGTGGCAGATCCAAGGTTTGGACTGGGCACCGCCCGAGATCGACGTCAGCAGGGCGACCTAGACGAGATCGACCGCGAGCAGCAGCGCAGGGAAGGCGGCATCAAGCCGAGGTCCGAGCAGTTTCCAGTGGACCTGAACGAGCGCGTTGAGCAGATGCTCTACAGAGTGCCGAAGTGATGTGGCAGGCATACGCGGAGGCGGTTTTGAGCTCAATCATAGTCTGCATATTAATCCACGAACTAAACAAGGGGAACCCCACATGATCGACTCGGCCGAGCTGAAGCAAGAAGAGGAGCGCCTGAAGGGGCTGCTCGAGCAGTACAAGAAGTACGACCCGTCAGACCTTTCGGGCAACCAGAAGCGCATCAAGGACATGATGGCTGACCTCGGGCTCGCCGAGAAGAAGTCAAAGGGCCTGTCCGCTTCCGACAACGCGGGCTTTGACGAGCACCAGACCGACCCCTCGAAGCTGAGCGGCGAGGAGCTGTCCAAGGAGATCGAGAAGCGCATGCAGAAGAGGCTCGCTGAGATGGGCGAAGCCTCCATTGACAAGGTTGGCGAGTGATCAAGCTCTTCATGTGCATATTCTGTGCATATTATGCGGGCGCTACTGTCATCGACACGTCTGGCCCGCAAGACGGGGCCGGGCACCCTGAGGTGGACCTGTACGACTCGAGCGGGAGTCAGCGAGGGACCGTATCCAACCCTCTCTATATCGTGCAGCAGCCCGATTCCACCTACACGGGCACAGTCACCACACAGGATTTGGTCAGCGCTCCATCCACGCAGGCAAACGGACAGGTGGTTTACAGCGGGACGCCTACGACGGGCAGCGCCTTCGCTCTTGCCCTCAGCTCCGTTGAGACCGTCATGGTCGTCGTCACCGGCACATGGACCGGCACTTTGCAGGTCGAGATCTTCAGCGCCCAGTCTCAGGGATGGATCGCGCACTCGGTGCACCTGATCGGAGGCGAGATCTTCACGAGCAGCTTTACTCAGAACTTTCAGGGCTCGCTGAACACCGCCGCAAAGACAATGATCCGCGTGCGCGCGACGGCCGCAATGACCGGCACGGCAAACGTCGCCTTTACGACCTCTGACAACCCCTCGAGCATCTACGTCGCGAACTCGATCAAGCTGATCGACGCGAGCACGACCATCTCTCCGGCGAGCCTCACGATCAAGCCCGCGAGCACGCCCTCGACCGCCGCTGACACCGCTGCCGTGGTCGCTGTGAGCCCAGGCACCCCGATCGGCACAAAGACCCCTCTTTCTGGGAACGCGCCCGGCTCATTCACGGCGACGACCTCGTCCAGTCAAATGCTCGCCGCGAACTCAAGCCGCCACGGCCTTGTCGTCACAAACTTGGGGGCGGGCACGGTTTATTTTGGCCTTGGTGCTACAGCCGTCATCGGCAGCGGCATCGCGCTCTTGCCCGGCGGGGTGTGGGTGATGGACGAGTACACCTTCAGTCAGGCAGCAATTAACGCCATAGGGACGATCAGCTCAGCGCTCGCGCTTCAGGAGCTGCAATGAGGCTTTGCCTTTTAGCTTTAGCGCTCCTCTCGACAATCTCTTACGCGCGCGTGATGAACCCGTCCGCCTTCATCGGCGAAAAGCTGTTCGGCTCCACGTCGGGCTCAATCCTCTTCTCGAGCGGCACCTCGCTCTCTCAGGACAACGCAAAGCTCTACTGGAACGACTCTTCGGGATACCTGGGCGTTGGCACGAACAATCCGCAGTACACGATCCAGACGACTGGGACGATGGCGGCGCAGAACTATCTTCTCCCGGTCGGCTCAAACTATGTGCTGATCAATCCGCCCGCGACGCTCGCCGCGACCTACGTGCTCACGCTCCCATCGGCACAGGGTGCCGCGAACACGTACCTCGTCAACAACGGTTCGGGGCAGACATCGTGGACATACCCGCAGCTGGCGGTGACGAGCTACACCTCGACGACTGCGCAGGCGATGACTACGACCGCTGGTGTATTTACGGGACTCACCGCGACTCCGGCCGCGGGGAGCTACACTGCCTCATGCGGGGTCAACGTCACCGCTAGCTCTGCCGGTGGCAACGTCCTCACGATCAGCATCTACGTGAACGGAGCGCAGGTCGCCTCTTCAGCGAGGGCCGTGACGCCGCTAAGCTCTGCGGCTTTGTCAACTTTTCAGGCGAGCAGCGTATTCACGAAGACTTTTGTCACTGTGAACGGATCACAGTCTATCGCCTGTTATGGCGTCACGAGCGCAGGCACTGTGACCGGAACTCAAAAGGAAATGATCCTAGAAAGGGTCGATTGATGGATGCGATCACATATCTGGCGACTCAGCTCGCCTTAGTTCTAGAGGCAGATTACACAAACGCACCTGACGAGAACGCGGCCCTTTGCATGGGGATAGCCCAATACATGAACAATGTCGTGATCCCGAACCTGCAGGTCAACTCGACGACCGGTGCGATCACTTTTGTCGTTCCGGCAAGCACATGATCCTGTTGCTCTCGCTGCTGATAAGCGCCTGCCAGGCCATGGACATCTACACGATCCCGCACGTGGTTCCGCTGAGCTACACGAAGGTCGTGGCGAACGCGCCAGTCTCAGGGCTCAGCGTCACAGTCAAGGTCGTCAATGCTGTGACGAATGCGACTCTTCTCTCGAGCACCCCTGCGCCTGAGGTCGCAACTGGCGCGGGTGTTTACACGTACAACTGGACCAGCGGTCTGACAGCAGACACACTCTGTCAAGTTACGTACACTGTTGGCTCAACAACTGTCTATAAAGAGTTCATCTACATCACATTGGGTGCCTTCGGCGCCAGGGGGACATAATGTCTGTAAGCGTAAAGGGTCTGCGGTTTGACTATCAGGCGTTCAACGGAACGACGGGCCTTACTGACGTCACGGGTAAGCTGTTCGTAGGCGGCGTTCAAAAGGCCAGCGGCTTGGCCTTCACAGAGCTCATGAGCGGGACCTCTGGGACGGGCGTCTACACCCTGTTCGTCAGCGGAACCACGCTCGCGGGATACGGAGTCGCTGCGCTGAACGCGGACAACTTCGTTGAGGTCATCGCGACATCGGCGAGCGTTCCGTATCCGACACCGATCAAGCTGCTGGGACAGGTCGCGACCAACGACGACGTAATCGCGCTCATCGGCTCGACCTCTACGGGCACTGTCAGCGGTGATCTCGCGCAGATCTACAGCCGCATCGGTGCGCCCGCGACCACATCCGTTTCGGGCGACATCCTCGCTTTGCAAACGCAGCAGAACACGATTTTCAGCCAGCTGACGGCCTTGACGAACGCAGCGCAATCTGGCGCGGGGATCGCAGCGGCTCTTCCATCGTTCCTCACGGGCAGCTCCGCGAACACGTACTTGATACCGCTCACCATCCTGAACAATGACGGAGCGCTTGTCGCGCCCGCGGCTGCCCCCATTATTGGACTCAAGAACGCGGCGGGAACGGACCGGGGCTCCTACCTGACGGGCTCATCTGGAACGCCCGCGACCGTGAACGCCACGCTTGTATCGACTGGCGAGTACACAGTCGGCATGGTCGTCCCGGCCGGAGCCCCTGAAGAGGAGTTGATCTTCAGCATGAGCTACACCGTCAACGGCAACGCAGTCGTGAAGTTCTACGTGTGCCAGCTCGTGCAGGACGCCGCAACCTCTGGTTACGCCCTTCAGACCACTTTGCTGAGCGTTCAAACGACAGTGAACTCTATCAACTCAGCCGTGACGAATGCGACATACGGCCTCTCTGCGCTTCAGGCCTTGCTCGCGAACGGGACGTACGGTCTCGCGGCCCTGCAGTCGCTGCTCGCGAACTCAACCTACGGTCTGTCTGCGCTCCAGTCGATCCTCGCGAACGGCACATACGGGTTGTCCGCCTTGGCGGGCCTCTTGAACAACGCCACGTATGGGCTCGCAGCGCTTCAGGCTCAGAACGTCGCGACTCAGGGGACGGGGTTTGTCTCCGCGACGAACAGCTTGGTCGCGATCAGCGCGGCGATCGCGAAGATCCCTCAATATGGTGGCAAGGGCATCTAATTGGGCGTTCTCGGCATCCCCTTCCAGATCGAGTACGATGGGAAGAACTATCAGACCGGTCTGATGGGGGTGCACCTTTATATCCGCAGGCCTGACGGCATGAACCTCGGTCCGTTCGCGATGACCGAGGACCCAGGCCTATTCGCGGGCAGCTACTTCTACTCCTATCAGAGCTCGGTCGACGATGAGCCCGGTGAGTACAAGGTCCGCATCGTCTCGCCGCAAGAGGGCATCACCGCTTCTCTCGCAATGCCCCTTTATCCTGCGACGGGCGGCGAAGGCGGATCCAGCACGCTCTTAGTCCTTGGCAATCGTGTCGCGGGATACGTAAAGAACGATCAGCTCAGCGGAAGGGTCGAGAACGAGCCCGTCTCTGGCGGTGTTATCAATGATGACGTCCAGGGATCAGTTGAATTAAATCCCGTCGCCGGAGAAGCTATTGGAAGCGATCTCGGCGGCTCAATCGAATCGAATCAAATATTGGGAGAAGTACATGACGAACAATTGCCTTGAATCCACGCCTCAGCCTGAGGAGATCATCCAGGGCGGCGACAAGCTGCTGCAGATCAAGCTCTGGGACGTGGCGAACAAGAAGCCGTACGACCTGACGAGCGCGACCGAGGTCGTCGCGATCCTTCCGATCACGGCCTCGCCCACGTACCTCGAGAAGAGGCTGAGCCTGAGCCAGGTCACGGTTGACAGCGCGGTGCTCGGTGAGGCGACGATCATTCTCGGTCCCTCTGACACGTCTTCGCTGACGCCAGGAGCGAACATCAGCTTTGAGGTGCGCATCACGATCGCAGGCAAAGTGCAGCCTGTGCAGTTCCTCCAGGCTCTGAACGTGGTCCCCTCGCTATTTCCGACTGCGACTTAAGGAGTATCTGAAATGCCACAAGATAAGTACTCGTTCGGCTCTATCCTCGACTTTATGGACGACACCCCGTCCAACATCAAGTCCGAGCTGGCCGACAGGACGGACGAGTTGAGCGCCCTTGAAGAGGCGCAGATCGAGATCGGAACAACTGTCCCTCAGCTGTACGGCTCACTCTCCCGCTTCGTCGCGAATCCCTCGACTGTCTCCTCTGAGACCTTTAAGCGCATGATTGACACCGATGAGACGCTAGGCGCGGGGATCGACTTCTTGATCATGGCGCTCATCGCGCGCTTCGGCGACTACACGCATCCTGTCCCTGAGGTGCAGCAGTTCGTGCGCAGCGCCCTCAACAAGATGCAGGGCTCTTGGCACGCGAACCTCGAAGAGATGTTCTCTGCTGAATGGGGCGGCTTCTCCGTCACCGAAAAAGTATGGCAATTCGTGGAGGACTTCGACGGCGCACCAGCATTTGTGCCGAAGAAGCTCGTTACATACCCGCAGCTGACTGTCGTCTTCGCGGTCGACCGCCACGGTGAGGTGCTACCTGACGGCATTTATCAGTATCAGCGCTTTCACAACTCCTTCTTCAACTCGAACGTGTACGGTGTATCCCAGGGCGAGCTCGACGGCTTCAGGCCGGACAGCTTCGCCTCGATCGGCGACTTGCCGTATCCCGTCCGCATCGCCGCGGACTTGACCTATCTCACGGTGAAGATCACGAAGGATAAGGTCATTCACTTGCGCAGCTCAACAACTGGTAAGTTCAACAACCCGTACGGGCGCAGCGTTTTGCGTCGCGCATACAAGAGCTGGGTAGCAAAAGACGCCTTCTTAAAGATGTGGATCATCGCTGCAGATCGCAAAGGCACACCCCTAACTGTGGGCTATGCGGCGCCGAACGAAACGGTCATTCAAGAGAACCAGCAGTCCCACGGACCTGACGGCGCTCCTCAATTGATGGACACGGCATCCGCAATGGCGAACACGTTCAAGCATCTGCACAACGAGAGCTTCATCGTTCTGCCCGGCAAGAAGGGCGAGACGTACGAGGTCGAAGCGTTGCAAACGCAGGGCGACATGAATGTTTTTAAGGACGGCGTCGAGTACTTCAACAAGTCAATGATGCGCGCACTCCTCATCCCCCCGCTCGTCATGGGCACAGGCGACGGCTCCGGCTCGTGGTCTCTCGGCTCTGAGCACAAGAAGATCTTCAACCAGATCATCGACGGCAAGCTGAAGCCGTACAAGCAGGACATCCTCGACCAGCTGATCCAACCGCTGATCGCCTACAACTTTCCCCGCAAGCTGTGGGAGAAGCACGGCAACGGAGACTTCCTGCTCGAGGAGTACGACCCCGAGGTCATGGAGAAGCTCGCCGGCATATTCTCCCAGCTGACGACTGACGGGTACATGAGCCCTGAGAACCAGGTCGACATGGACGAAGTGCGCCTGAAGATGAACTTGAAAAAGGCCCAAGCAAAGCAGCCGATTCCTGAAGACCCCATGCAGACTCAGCATCCCGAAGAGGATGCAGAAGACCCAATTCCCGACATCAACGTGTGATTCAATGGCCGGGCAGGGACCCGGGCGGATGGGCGGTCATGGTGGCGTGCTCTGTCCTTCCGAATCCATCCTTGCTCGGTCATCCTTATCGTGATTGGATCTGCTTAAGAGGTGGGGTTAGGTCGACATAGCGGAGATGCGCGGCTGTTAACCGCGAGGGCCAGGGGCGGTACCTGGAACCCCAGCCAAAATTTCTCGGAGACGAAGTGGTCCCATTCAAGATGCCACCCTGGCGCAAGAAGCAAGTCTCTCAAAAGATGCGCGCGCAGGAGAAGGTCGCACAAACCGCTGCCGACAAGATGGAAGCCGTCATGAAGAAGGCCGTTTCGTACGTCATCGACATGGCCGCGACGACCGGCAAGTTCCATGAGCCTGACCTCAGCGCGATGTTCACCGTCGGCGAAAGCTTTTACAAAGACGTGCTTCACCATGCGATCAACGACAGCGAGAACGAGCGCAAGGTGCAAAAGGGCAAGAAGAATTTGGCCGCGCCGCGTCTGCCGACATCCCTCAAAGGTCTAGAATTCGTGTTCAGGGACAAGCGCTTTTGGCCGCGCATTTTGAAGCGAAACAAGCTCCTTGTTGAGAATCTGCGCAAGGCGTACCTGAAGAAGCTCCGGCGCAAGTTTACCGAGCTGATGCCCCGGATCCTCGACAACGAGATAAACGTCAACGACGCGAAAAAACAGATGATGCAGGCTTGGGACGCTTCAAAATCTCGCGTGACGACCATTTTTAGAACTGAAACGACGAATTATTTCGCCAAAACGCAGGTGAAATATTTTGAAGGAGACCACGCGATCATAGGCTTTCTCTTTGACTCTGTCAGGGACAAGTCCAGGACCAAGATCTGTACCGCAAGGCACGGATTGATCTTCCGGCCAGGCACTCAGCTGCTGACCAAGAACACCCCTGCGCTTCACTGGAACTGCCGTTCGCATTTAATTGCGCTTGCAAATACGCCGTACAACCGGCGACTATTGGAGGACAAGAACAGGGATCCTTCCGGGAAGTCGCTGCCACCGCCTCCGCCCGGCTGGACTGTGGGGAAATAAGCTTGATCAAACTGAAAAGCCCTTCGGGCAAGCTATCCGCTGGTGGCAGCGCAGAGAGCGGCGTCGACAAGATCGTACGCCCCGCTTTGCTCGTGCACTCAGGGCCCGACGGCTCGCCCATCGTTTTTCAGAGCGCCGACGGCGAGATCGAGTTCGACGACGCGCGCATTCAGGACATCGTTAAGAACCACAACGCCGAGATGGAGGCCTTGGTCGGCCAGTACGGCGGCGAAGACAAAATGCCTATCGGCGCTTGGCCCCCCATATTAGACCAGCACGAGGACGACAGCTCTTATCGCATCAGCGGAAGGCTCGCGGGAATGCTGCGCTACGAGAAGCAGGACGTGCCCGGAGTAGGAGCCAACTGCTCCTGCGTCTGCGGAGACATAACCTTCTTGGGCAAGGAAATCGTCGAGCGCGTGCAGGACGGCCGCATTTATCACTTGTCGATAGGCATCAAAGAGGAATCAAATACCCTAGGGGAAGTCTCAACAGTTATTGAACCGGCTGCTGCTGGAGCTCGCGTCCTAAACAAGGGCGCGAAGGCCGCTGCGCTGCCAAAAGGAGAAAAGAAGATGGCTAAGAACCTAAAGGCGGCGAAGGCAAAGCGTCTCGCGCGCATGAAAGAGATCGCGGACGGCATGTCTACTTTGAGCGCAGGTCTTACTGCAACGAGCTCAAAGGTCAAGCTTGCCGCAAAGAAGGCCGCAGTGACGGCGCGTTTGTCGAGCCTGATGAAGGCCGGAAAGCTCACGCCCGCTGAATTCAAAAAGATGTCCATCGCCAAGCTAGCAGCGATGCCTGACGAGGCGATGAACACGGTCGTTGAGACCTTTGAGGCTCGAGAGCCGCAAGTGACCCCTGGCCAGCGCGGAACATCTGACGCCGTGCCATTCACTGACCTCGCCAAAGGCATGAAGAAGAAGCAGGTGAAGAACCTCAAGAGCGAGACCATCAAGGACCTCAAGAAGCTCACGGGCGGGAAGATCCGCTTGAAGGGCGGGGACGACGAGATGGAGGACGACCAGGACGAGAGCCGCGCTGAGATGGCTGTCGGCGAGGGCAAGGACGAGCACGCTGTGCCCGGCGAAGAGGCCGATGGCAAGGAGATCAAAGCCCACCTCGAGGAGATGGGCAAGCACCTTGAGAACGGCGACATTGAGCAGGCCAAGATGTGCCACATGAAGTGCATGGAAGCCCTCGACAAGGTCGGCGACAAGAAGCTGGCGATGGGCGAAGAGGGATCTGAAGAGCAGAACTCTGCAATGCAAGAGATGCAGGGCAAAGTCGACGAGCTATCGACTCAGATGGCTCGCTTCGCCGGCATGGTAAAAGAGATGATGGGCGACGAAGTCGGTGACGACAAGAAGCTCGGCGGCGAAGAAGAGGGCGACGAAGCTCAGCTGTCTGAAGAAGTAAAAGACGATAAAGATTTGGCGTAAGCCCTTAACCCATACGAAAGGACATAACTATGTCTCAGCCTGAATTAAGGGATGCGCTGTTCATCCCGAGCGACTACCGGGAGAACTTCAAGCAAGTCATCGCCAAGCGCAGTGATCTTGTTCGCTACTCTGGTGGACGTTTAGCCCCGAGCCTTACGCCCTCCTCTGGCGTGGCAACCTTTGAAGCTGGAACCGTTTTAGGCTTCGCATCTACTGGCGGAGACGCCGGCTACTACAAGGCCTACAACTCGGCGAACACGGACGGCAGTCAAATTCCTGCTGGCGTTCTCTCCGAGCAGGCGGTTGTCGATTCTCTCGGCAACGGCTCTGAGATCGCGATCATCCAAGCGGGCGACCTGTACCAATCAGCGCTCATCGGATTCGACACGAACGCTCAGACCGTGACTGGAAGCTATGTCTACAACGAACACGGTGTCGCCATCGTGGGCTTCCGGATTTAAGGAATAGGGGGGAATAAAAGATGAGTAACGTATTCGCATCAGCACACACACGAGTTCTTCAAGAGGTCATCCGCGAGATCGAAACCGATCCCACGGAGTACAAGGGCGCCCAGTACATGCCCTCGATCGAGATCCCTTCGGCGACCGTCTTCGTTGACGTCCTCGAAGCCCGCGGCGGTCTGATCAAGGAGCACACTTTGGGCACCGATCCTCAGTCTGCCCCGCGCCGTCAATTCCGCACGCAGCAATACTCGCCTGGCGCGTACAAGGAGTTCATCCGCTTCAATGAGGGTGACATCCTCCGCCTGCGCGAACTTGGCCTCAACGATCAGTCCAAGCGCGGCATCCGCCAGCACTTGAACGAGAACGCGATGGCCCTGAACAACCGCATTGAGGCCCGCATGGAGCTCCTGCGCTGGCAGGCCATCTTCCAGGGCACCTACATCTACGACGGCCGCACCGTCTCGTTCGGCAAGCCTTCGTACAACAACGTGACCCCGACAGTCCCGTGGGGAGCAAACGATGGTGCAGGAAACTTCACCACCGCGAACTCCTCTGCGACCCCGATCATGGACATGCGCTACTGGACGATGGGCGGCTATGCACCCTTCCGCAAGTACGTCATTACCAAGATCATCATGAACCCGAACACTGAGCGCATGGTTTTGGATAACCCGAGCGTTCAGTCGTTGATCCAGAACCGTTTCGCTGCAGAGACCTACAAGCAGCACAACATCAATGAGATCATGGGCTTTTTGGTCCCGGGCATGCCGCCGATCGAGATCTACAAGGGCTGGTACCAGTCCGAGACTATAAACGCGACCACCGGTCAGTTAACCGTCGGAAACGCGATCTACTTCATCCCGGACGGCTCGATCTTCTTCGAGTGCAAGCTTCCCGATTCGAACAAGATCGGCGACGTCGTGATGACCCTGAACCTGTCGAACGGTTCTGTGGACAGCCCGGCTCCCGGCAAGTTCATCTTGGTGGACGAGCACATCGAAGACCGCCCCGGCAACCCGTACATCGACGTGATCGGCGGATTCTATGGCGGACCGCGATTGAAGCGCGCGTTCGACACTTTGACCGCGACTGTCATCTAAGGCTATCGTTTTGTCTGGCCCCGCATCGGCGGGGCCAGAACTCAAAAGGAGCCACAATATGCAATTGGTAAAAAACCCCTCAGTGAAGCCCGCTGCGGGGATGACCCGGATCAAGATTCTTTTGTACGTCGGGCAATACTCGCCCGGTGACATCGTCGACTGCTCTGCTGAAGAGGCTGCAAATCTTCTCTCAGTGGGCCACACAAACGATGGCACTAAAGTGATCGAGGTCCGTCGCGCGATCCTGCTCTCTGATGCTCAGGCACAAGAGGAGGCTCCGGCAGACCTTGATTCTCTGGCGCAAGATGAGCTCGAAGCGATGGGCCGAAAAAACATCGTCGCGACGCCGAGAGACGCTGCTTTTGAAGAGAAGCTGCGCTTGATGACACAGAAGAAGCTCTCGGAGGAGAACGCGCCGAGCTTTGACGCAGGGAAAGCTGATCCGCAGCCAGAAGAAAAGGGCAAAAAGAAGAAGGACTAAACTGATATGAGCGCACCATGCCCGATCTACACGACTGTCCCAAGCGTACAGGTGAGGCTGACGGGCAAGGTGCAGTTCCAATCAGAGACCGGTCTCATGCAGGGAGAGATACCAAACGCTCTCCTCTTGCAGCTGATTGCTGACGCCGAGACTGCCGTTGAGCAGGAGCTGCGCAGCCGGTACGCGATTCCATTCCGCTCCGCACAGTACGGCACTTGGGACGCTTTGCCTGATCACACGCGTCGTGCAATCCGCATGGTTTGCGACCTCAAAGCCGTTATGCGCATTCTTGCGACTGACTTTGGGCTCGGAACTCATGTGTCCGCTGACCCCTACTACAAGAGCACGAGCGTTGAGTACAACCTTGAGATTAAGCGCCTTCTCGGAAAAGACATGATCGGTGCCGGAGACAACATCGACCGCTTTCGCGTATCGCCGCCCCTTGATGACCTTATGCTGTCTGCTAATACACTGGCCTCAGCGGACAACGGCGTCCGTGGCAGGATCATCAACACGTCCGGCGGCCGCAACGAGGTCGACTACGCGAAGAGCCAGCAAAACGACCCTTCCAGGTCCTACATCAACTATTATGGACTGGGGCGGCGTCGGTGAGTGCTTCGTTCAAGGTAAACGTCAATGGGCTCAAGAACCTGTCGAAGAAGTTCGGTAACGCCGCGGTCCGTGCTGAGATCGAGAACATCGCGAGGGAGAAGGCCGTCGCCGGCCTCATCGGGCAGGCTATCAACGACAACTTCGACAAGCAGGGTCCGGGCTGGAAGCCCACCCGCCGTGGCGGCGACATTCTGAAGAAGACGGGACTGCTGCGCGCGAGCGTCACTACGCCATCGGCCGAAGGAAACATCTACTTCGTAAAGGGCACGACTATCGAATGGGGCACTAGCCTTGAGTACGCTTCGATACATCAAAACGGTGGAACGATCGTGCCGAAGAACGCGAAGGCGCTCTTTATCCCGCTGAGCCCGAAGGGCGAGAAGGTCGGCCCGCGCAAGAAGGACGACCGCAAGGGCGTTAAGCTCAAGTACGGCAAGGACTTCGTCCTCGCCAAGTCAGTGACCATTCCCGCGCGGCCGTTCCTGACAATTTCTGCGTTCTGGCTGAAGGAGATCAAGGCGTACGTCGATGGGCGCGTGCGCGAGATCCTCGACAAGAGGGTCAAGTGAACGAGACCATCAATCCAGTAATCAAGCAGGCGACGGTCGACCAGGCCCTCATGACGGGACCTGGCGAGGACCTCGTCCTAAAGACGCTGCTGCAGCTCTCCTCCATTCCCGGATTCGTGAAGATCTTCGGCCCCTACAGTCCGCCGACAGGCAACGTCAAGGACGACCTGCAGCGGTGGGCCGACTACCAGCGCTTCGACTGGTCGATCCGCCAGCTGCCGGCGATCAACGTGTTCGAGTCCCAGCGGGAGTCGAAGGACTCGGACAACGCCTTCCTGCGCGGGACGGTCAGCTTCCAGGTCTTCTGGCCGCCGAGCATGCGCCGGCCCGACTCACGTCGGGTCGATGCGGCGTTCAAGGGGGCGCTCGAGAACTTCTTCGCGAGCGAGTACGTGACCGCGATGCTCGATGAGCTGTACTACATCCAGAGGCCGGCGAAGGTTTACGGGCTCAACGAGTACGGCAAAACGCTGACCTGGACTCCAAATATTAACGGACTTGTTGAAAGTGGCGAAGTTCCGACTACCATAATAGATGCCGACTACAGGATCGATTTGCGCGCGTGGTACAGGGCCCTTGAGTTCATGAGCAGAACGAAGGACCAGCCCTTCCTCGACACGCTCGTCGACCTCGTCTCGATCGGGTCCTCCGCGGACGCACCGCCGAGCGGGTACGACGGGGTCATCAACGGCGACGTTGACGGCGGCACGGTTGAAGTTACAGTTGAAGATGAGATCGCAGTAAACAACCCATAGGGGGACTTGAAGATGGCTAATGCTTTGAACGACATCGCAAACCGGCTCACGCCGAGCGTGCCGCAGGAGATCACTTACGCGGCCCAACCCACGGCGACCGGACGCAAGTTCGCGACGCTGTTCGCGCACATGGCGCAGGTGCCCGGGACCGGTATGCCCTACCAGGTCTACAGGGTCGTCAATGTCGGCGTACCCGCCTCAGCGCAGGCGGAGGTCGACGCCGTCGCGGGCTTCGGCTCGCAGGCCGGTAAGATGGCTTACGCCTTCGTCGCGGCGAACGCACTGATCGCCCAGGCGCGCAGCTTCCCCGCGTTCCAGATCGTCCTCCTCCCTTACACAGAACTCTACTTCGGACCCAACCAGGAGGCCATCCTCGCGGCTCAGAATCTGCGCTGCGACTTCCTTGTCAGCTGCTATCCCGCGGGCGACTCGACGAACCGCACGACACTCTTGAACCTCGCCAACCTGTTGACCGGACCTGACCGCGACCTTCAGGGGCAGTTCGGCTCCTTCGCAATGTTCGGCTCGATTGAGCCGCTGTCCGTTCAGGTTGGCTACGCGATCAACTCCCGCGCGGCGATGGTTGCCTCGAACCCCGACACGAACACAGCGCTGGTGAACATCATCGCAAACGACCTCGACAACTCGAACGTCCTCACGAACATCTCCCAGGCCCCCGTCACCGTAAACGGCATTCTGACCGCGGGCAGCACGACGATCGCTGGCATCAGCAGCACCGCTGGAATCTATGCCGGCGCTTCGATTACCGGATCCGGCATACCCGTGGGTGCAATCGTAGAGAACATGACCGCTACAACTTTGCTGATTTCTGCTCCGGCAACTTCGAGCGAGTCCTCAGAGCCCCTTGTGGTAACGAACTTGCCGACCGCTGGGATTTATCCGGGCGCATCTATCACGGGCTCTGGCGTTCCCGTGGGAACTGTTGTCGAAAGCATCAGCCCGAGCACGATCACGATGAGCAACGCGGCCACAGGGACCGCAAACGCAATTGCAATCGCAGTTCAGAACCAGGTCTCGAACTTGCCTGAGGAGCTCGCTGCCGCACAGGCTGCTACACTCCTGTCTTTGGCGTTCCCGTACAACCCCGCTCAAGGCTTGACCGTTGGCGGCCTTGTTCCGTCTCAGAAGACCTCAGATCGCATCTACATCGATCCGAACGGCACCTCTGAGCAGGCTCTAGCTGCAGGCTTGTCGCCGTTCTACACTCAGCCCGGCAACACTGTCGGCATGATCCGCTCGCTGACGACCTACAACTTGTTGCCTGACGGTGTCACGACTGCGACCAGCTACATTGATTGGCAGGACATCGTGGCCCTCTACGACTTCCGCGAGGACATGTACGAGGTGAGCCAGAACCCTCCGTTCAACGGCAATCCTGGGGGCACGAAGGCGACGACCACGATCGCCGCGTTCTTCAAGGACGAGCTGATCCGCGTGTCCAGCGACTACGAGGACCAGGGAGCGTTCCAGAACGTGAAGCAGCTGGCCCCGTACTATCAAGTTGTGCCGAGCACCACGAGCCGTGGTCGCTTTGACTTCCGCGTGCCTGAAGACGTCGTGCCGGGATTGATCGTGATCGCAGGAAACATCGTCGCAGTAAGCGACCTCTCGCAGCTCGCGAGCTTCACTCTCTAAGGGGGATTTCAAATGGGCGTAGTCTATGCAGATCGCGGCTTCATCTCGGTCAACGGTGTCGAGGTGCTTGACGTTGAGAACATTTCAGTGAAGCAGACGGACGGCACAAAGCCCGTCCCGACGATGACTCGCAACCGCCGCACGAAGGGCTTCGTCAAGGGAAACCGTGAGTTCACGATCTCCTTCGCGGTCGCCGTGCAGAACGCCTTGGGCACTCCCAAGATCGAGTCGATCGACTTCGAGAACAACAGCGTCGCGCTGACCTTCGAGCACGGGGCAGACCGCTACTCGCTGACGAACCTTGATTTCGCGGACGCCGAGCAGGGCGCTTCGGGTGTCGGTTCTGAGGGCAAGAAGAGCTTCAACATGGTCGCGACCGACATGGTCGACCAGGTCGGAAACTCCGCATTGTTCCCGACCGTCCTCTCGAACGCTGCGAATTAGGGGTTTGACGGATGGCCACACCGATGAACCGTGACAAGGAGCAGAAGATCATAATGCGCGCGGAGGACATCCTCGCGCAGATGCGAAAGGGCATTCAGGAGACGTACGAGATACGCCTGCGCGGGGCCTTGATCCCCGTGCGCGTGCTGACGGTCACTGAGATGAACGATGCGCGCCGTGAGGGCCTCAGCGCCGCGATCGCCATCAAGGGCGACGAGACGGACAAGAACCTGTTCCAGCAGAAGACGATCCTCAAGCTGGCCTCGACGATCGTGAAGGGCGCTGGCCCGATGCTCTCGGACAAGCTGCTCGACATGCTCTCGGCGGATGAGCTCGACTTCATCTACCGCGAGTACATTAATATTGTTGACAGGGTGAACCCCGATATGGAGCAGATGACCGAGGAAGAGTTCCGTCACCTGGTGGACATGGTAAAAAAAAACACCATGACATCGAGAGAGTGCACTTTGCGGCAGCTCAGGGTGATATTTACCGCATATCAGGATTTAATCCAGAGACAGGCTTCTCAAACATCACATCAGGCCAAATAGTCTGGTGGGCGGTGATCAAGTTCGTTGAGGTAGAGTCAAGAGGGGGATAAGTGTCGCAGGACGAAAAGCTAGAGCTGGACTTAGACCCCAAGAAGATCCTGAAGGCCCTCGAGGACGTCTCCGAGCAGGTGAAGAAGCTCGCCGACGACACCGAATCTGCGCTCGGCAAAGACGCAGTAAAATCGATCGACAATATGCAGAAGGCCGCGGAGAACGGGTCCTCGAAGATCACGGGCTTCTTCCGTAACCTCGGTCAGCGCGTTCGCGAGGACCTGAAGACCGCATTCGACATCGCCGGCTTGGCCGGCGGGCTCAAGATGGGCAAGGACCTCGGCGACGGCATCAAGCAGGTCTTCGAGATGGAGCGCGCGTTCGACCGGCTTAACACCCGCCTGAAGATGACATCGGCGCAGCTCAAGGACTTCAAGGTGGCCGTTGGCCGCAACGTCGCCTCGACCGGCGCCAAGCTCGAGGACGTCCTGCCCGGTGTCGAGACGATCGCGGCGAAGGGGAACATCAAGTCCCCGGAGCAGCTCGCGGAAATCTCCAAGATGCTCGGGCAGGCGAATATGGACACCGCGAACGAGGATGTTCACTCCCTCGCCGACTCCGCCGTCGAGATCCTCAAGAACAAGGGATCGGCGATCAACGCCCAGTCCATCAAGACGACGATCGACGCCCTCCAGGGCGCGAAGGTCGCGGGCGGATTCGCGACGGCCGCGGAGGCCGGAGGCGCCACGAAGGACCTCTCACACATCATGAGCGCGAAGCAGTCCGCTGAGTCCGGCCTGGGGATTCGCGAGTACGCGGGTCTCGCCGCGATGGCGAACAAGTCTGGCGAAGGTGGGCAGCAGGTCATCTCAAAGATGCTCGAGATCGCGCGCGACCCTGAGGGCAAGACCCGTCTCAATGCGATGTTCGGATCCCAGATATTCGACAAGCAGGGCAAGTTCTCAGCAGAGAACTTCGCGAAAGCTGACCCGAACAAGATGGGCAAGTACGGCCCGCAGGTGCTCGGAAACGCCTTGGGCATTGATCCCTCCGAGCTCCAGAAGGTGATGAGCGGCTTCAAGACTGGGATGGACTCCTTCAAGGAGGTCACGCGGGGCGCTGATGAGAACGCGCAGCAGTTTGAGCAGGTCTCTCAGAGCTGGGCCGCGAAGATGGATATCTTCAAGGCCAACCTCAAGAACGCAGGCCTCGAGGTAGGGAACGCAGTCGGTGATCTCGCTAGCGATCTGCTCAAGGGCGACATGAAG